GAAATCACAGATATATTATTCAAGGATGCAATCATGGTGTCAATATCCTCCACCAAGTCTTTCCACCCATCACTTCCCATCATAGAGAAGCGATCTTCATAATATTTCTGGAGTTCTGGGGTCATGCACCAATGCTTTCAGCTTGAACCGCTTGATAAGCCGCAATGACTGCTTCAGTCCAAGCCACATTGCAATGAGCAACGACATTGGCAGGGATGCCCGTCAAGTTCTGCCCCGGCGTGAGGCTTGTGCGATGAAAAGTTTTGCTCAGTTCGTTGCCATCTTCTATGATGCGAGTAGCTTCACGATAGAGAACAGTGCCATTCTCTGTAACAGTAATTTGATCTACTGCGGTTTCTTTAGTGATTGCCATGATTGTTTCCTTTCGTTGATTAATCTATTTGGTAACTGAATGTGTATCTTATTCCCGCCCCTGCTGCGCCAAAATCAGTAGCTCCCGCTAAAGCAACAGTTCCACCTGCTTGCGTGCTAGAAACCATTATGGGAGCCGTAGTGCTATTAACAAGAAAAAAGAAGTAAACTTTTAATGCTGCGCCGAAAGAATCTAAAGAAAGTGCGCCACTATTTTGATAGGTTGTGGTACTCGTTGTGGTAAATGGCAACCCGCCAAACGACAAATCCCCAGTACCAGTTCCTTTGGTAAAAGTTAAACGCCCAGTTACTGTTACTAAGTTACCAATTTTAGTGTATACACCGACAGCACTTGTTGTTGCAGAAGTCCCCGGTGTAGCAAGCGCACAAGTTGGTGTGAAAGTCCCCTCCTCATAATCATCTAGCGTGTTTGCGTCAGTTGATGCGTTTTGAGTTGCGGGGAATTTAATTTGTCCCGATGTTGCCGCAGATATATCAGTAAGTCCAGTGACTGCTAGTCCGCCATCAAGCTGCGACAACCCGGCTTTGACCCATATCGCTCTCTTATTTGTTCCTAAATTTGGAGCATCGTTGATTGCCAAAGTTGTTGCATTAGTAAGCGTTGCCCCGCCGCTTGTAATTACGTAAGGAAAAATTGTGATTGTGGATATGTCGTTTGTGCCACTGGCCGCTGTTGTAATTGTTGATGCTGCATTGTCAGGGCCGTACCCAAAATAACTTTGGGATATAGTCCTGTTAACTCCCATCGTGCCACCGTCTACATTTACAAACAGGCCACCATCAAATAGCCCCCCAGTGCCAGCATACGTTCCTGCTACTTGAAACGTAGAATTGGTAGCAATGGCGCTATTGATTGCTCCCTGCCCACTTGCACTAACCGTAGTAAACGCACCCGTACTTGGAGTGGTTGCCCCCAAAGTACCATTCATTGCTGCACCTGTCAGCGTCTTATTGGTCAACGTGTCAGTGGTTGCTTTACCAACTAAAGTGTCAGTAGCCGCAGGAAGCGTCAAAGTGGTAGTACCCGCTACCGCAGTTGCTTGCAATGTGGTTGTCCCTGATGTAGAACCAGAGATTTCAACAGCATTAGGTTTTAGAGATACTGTGGTTGCCATGATTGATTCCTTTATACATCAAATTGTAAGTGCTTTTAGAAAAACATCAAGAAGTTGCCGTTCCCAGCACTTGGCGCCGGAGGTGCAGTAAAAATCCACCCTGAGTTATTACCGCCATCTGTAGAGTTTACCCCTGCATACCATCCCGCCCCACCAGTAGCTGTTGACCTGCTGATTGACAGAAAGTCAGAACTTACAGTACCGCTTGCCTTGGACAAGGTGTGGCTTGCCGCAGTGACTGAGCCAATGGTTAGAAGTCTTGTGGTTTCTCCACTGGCATTCCAATCGGTAAATGTGCTAGTTGTTGCCGCCGTAAACAAGATAGATGTTGCACCAGTGGTTTTATAAGTATTGGTTATGTTGCTAAATGTGTTTGAGCCTGTGATGGTCAAAGCACCAGCACCACCTTGGTTAAGTGTGCAGTTAAACGTAGACCCAGCGCCAATAAACGTCTTAGCAGTTGCGGCAGTCATGGAGATTACGCCTGTGCCTGTTCCTGCTGTTGTGGTAAATCCTGTGGGAACAAGGTTGTTAAATGCAGTTGTTGTGGCGGCTGGGCAGACTAATGTGCCGCCATTAAAGGTTAAATCTTTTGTTCCTGTGGAAGTTATAAATGCCGTTCCAACAGTTAATGTTTTGCCATTTAAATCTAATGTTCCGTTGCTCAATGTAGTTGCTACTGTTGAACTTTGCGTTAAAGCATCTTGTAAAGTAACCAAGCTACTTGGACTGTTAATAAAAATAGGTTGAGTAAAAGTTTTTGCAGAACTTGTGATTTGTTGTGTTGTGCGACCTCTAAATGAGATAACTCCCGTACCAGATAATGTAATACCAGTACCATTAATCCAGTTTACATATATGGATGGAGTAGTTGTTCCTGTTGCTAACGTCATGAGGTTTGACGTTCTCAACGACATATCTATTGTGCCAATGTTGTAATTGGCGTTAACAGTTGTCGTAGAACCACTCGCAGGGTAAGTTGCCGCAGGAAATACAGCAGTGTCTTGCGCCAGCGGGAACATGGTTGCATCTAATGCACCACCTGATGTAGCAGACCATGATCCTGAACCTGTAGCACCCCAATTAGCAGAACCAGTCTGACGATAAAACACAGTCTTAGCCGCATCAAAAGTAATGCCACTATTGCCTTTGCAATCCCCAAGTCTTGTTCCAGAAGCAGGGGAAGCCGCCCCTGCAATAGTTATATCTCTAAAATCAGTATCAGTAAAAGATACTGCCGCACAAGTTAATGTGCGTGTAGTGGTAGTGTCAGAAGAAATTTGCATTCGGTATGCCGCCGCAGTACCAGCACTTACTGTAAATGTTCCGTTGATTGTTTGGTTTGCGCTAAGACTTAATACACCAATACCAACAGTCGTTCTACCAGTTATAGATAAATTATTAAATGTATTTGTGCCTGTTATTGATGGGGTTGCAAGAGCCGTAGATGTAAATGCTACGTTGTAATAAGTAAGCCCATTACCAGAAAATACAGCAGTTGTGTTAGAAGCATTTATTGTTGATGTTCCTGCATTAAATGTCAGTCCTGTTGTTGTATTAAATACAACAACATTAGTACCGCCAACTAAAGTAACAGTAGAATTATTTAAATTAATTGTTCTTGCGTTTGAGTTGTTAGAAAGAATAGCATTAACAGATAAAGCGTAGTTTCCTGATGATGAAGTATCAAATGTTCCGTTTGTAAGTGTTAAATTGTTAGCGCCAATATCTAATGCACTACCAAGTGTCCAAGCACCACCTACTCCGTTAAACACAGTTGACGAATTAAGCGCAACACCATTAGTTGTTACAGTTTTACCAGTTGTCGTAGCGTTAAAAGTGGTTGTGCCTGTATACGTTCGAGTAAAGTTTGTGGCTTGAAACGTAAGACTGCCTGATACTGTCAATCCAATGCTTGTCCCCGCAAGGGTCATCGTTCCATCAAGACCTGACGCTGTAAAGTCATTACAGACCCGTGGCGTGTTTGCCATAGTGCAAGTAAATGCAGTAAGTAATACATTTGAGTTGGCATCAAAGAATACGTTGTCTGCCGCAGTTGGGACAGATGCACCGCCAACCCCGCCTGATGACGCAGACCAGTTAGTTGTGGTTGTGCTATCCCAAGTGCCTGTGCCCAGAATCCAATATCTGTCAGCCATTAGACCTCCTCAGTGGGAGTTTCTTCAGATGGGGGCGCAGTTATTACAGCAATCCAGTTGTCGTACCTTTGCTGTTGCATGGCATCAATTTCAGCTTGTGTTAGCCCGTGGTCATCAGGCAAATGCAAAGCATCAGAGAATGTGCCGTATTGGGATGAAAAGGAAAAGTCAATTTTCATGGTCATGCCTGTGTGGTTACTGCAATCACATCCCAACGTGTATTGTTGGCGTTGTATATACAACCTACATACGTTGTTTTGCTGATGGTTGTTGCTGTTGGCAAAGTTACGCCAATGACTGTGTAGGTTGCGTTCCAAGTCAATGCTCTGCTTGTGCCGTTGTCTAGCAGTCTAAACATCAGCTTCTCTCCATTTGTGGGAGTGCCAGTAGGCGCATTGATTGTTAGTGCTGATGCCAGGGCTGTATATGCGTAAATGTCTCCAACAGACACATCAGGAGTTAAAGTGGTAGCCGTTGCTGCCGTTACAAATCTTGGTTGAATGCGTTTATTGGTTAAGGTTGCAACTCCTGCCTCGCTAATTCCAGCACCCCCAGAAGTAACAAGTTTTATTCTCTCTTGCAACTCTGGCGCAACCACTTCACCAACATTTAACTCTTTACCTGTTGACAAGGTAATAACCAAAGACCCATCAAAGTCAATCTTGGCATCTGTTACAGAAACACCATCTGCACCATCTACGCCATCTTTTCCTGGTGCACCATTTAACCCATTCTTGCCATCTACACCTTGGAGGCCATCAGCACCCTTGTCGCCCTTATCTCCCTTGTCACCCTTCTCAGGAACAATAGATTTGGCAATCTCTAGTTGTGCGCTGACCTTGTTCTCCATCACTTTAATGGCCTCAACAATTAGATCAACATTGTCTTGAATAGCTGTTTCCTCTTGCTGGCGCATAGCCACCAAGGTTTCTTCCATCTTATTGATGGCATCTAGCTTCTCATCAAAAGATGAGTCTGTTGACTCAATACTCTGGATAAGTTCCTTGATATTAGCCATTATTTAAGCCATTTGTCAGTTTAGTAAGGAAGTCTTGCTTGACTTGTGACTGAGCATTTACCTTGTCAGCCATCTGCAACTCGACAATCTTTGACTTGTTCTTGATGTCAGCTTCTTTCAGCATCAAGTCAGCAATCTTGACTCGCTTATCAAACTCTTTTGAGGCTAAATCGTCCTGATTTGGCAAGTTTTTGGTGGTTGCCGCCATGTTTTTGGCTTGTATTTCCATAGGCATTAACTGAGCCTCAACCTGTAACTTCTGTGCTTCTGCCCGATTCTGTTCGGCTTGAGTTGTATTAACAGCAATCTGAGCCTGTGCAGCTTGCATAGCCAACTGTTGTTGCACCTGGGCCATTTGCTCTGCTTGCGGGTTGGGTTGGCTCATCTTGTCCAACTGCTCCATCAACTCATAGCGGTTGGTCAGTGAAGAATTAGCCAAAACACCTTTGAGAATCAGTGGCAAAACAGGGGTGTTAGGGCCAAGGGTCTGGAGCAAGCCAATAAACATCTGTTGCTCATGCTCACGGGCAATGATGCCCAAAGTAGCAGTAGGAATGAAAGTCATGTCCACAGAGGGGTAACGCTCTGGGTCAAACTGCATATACCTGAAAGCCGCCTTCTGAATGAATGGAATCAGGAAGTCTTCTTGGAAGTTAACCAAGGTGCGCTTGTACTTCTTGATAATGGTGGCAATTGCCATCGACATACCACCTTGGCCCATATCTCTAGAACCAGCAGTAACCATCCCTTGGGAATCCAAAGTTCCCGTGGATTGAAGGAGCATACGCTCGAAATCCTTGGCAGTGGCTAGGTTGTTTCCATCAGTCTGCCCAAACTTGAAGGGATACAGAATCTCTGAAGGTGCGCCATTGGTGAGAATGGCTTTCCCAGGCTTGACTTCAAACTTAGCACCCCTTGGAAGTCTCGTTGCATCCATTGCAATCATGGGGCTGGTGGTCAGTGCCAATGAATCCAAGTGGGAGCGAATCTGAGCATCAATAGCCTTTTGCATATTGAAGGCTTTTTCCACTGTGCCACGGCCTAAAAGACGATTTGGAACAGTGTCATCTTGGTAGGTCAGAACAGGGCGATCCTTCATCATGTAAGGATTTGCCTCTGCTTTGAGCAACTGCCCATCGTTGGCAATCACGACAATGGCCTCAACCATATCTGAATATTCTTCAGCAGCGGAACTCTCAGGAAACAAGTCAACAATATTCTTGTTTTCTTCAAGGTTCTCTAGGTACTCACGGGGAACTAAGCCATAATAGGTCAGCAACAATACCTTTTCATCCTGATACTGGCTCACCTCTTGGGTGGCTTCTAGGTCAGTGTCTTCATAAGTGGGCGTAATGTCTACTTTGCGGTAGATGCCACGCTCAATTCCTTCAACAATCTTGTGAATACTTATGTATTTCTCTATCGCCACCCCCATACAGTCATCGACTGAGGTTCCATTGGGGTCAAAAAGGAAGTTCTTAGGATTTATAGGTGAAATCTTGACCGAAATGCGGTCTTTTTCTACTACGCCAATAGCAGCTTGGCCCATTTGCCCAGGAATTGCCTGAGTAGAGGGTACAAACTGTTTTTCAGTCTTAACGACAATCTCGCCAATGCCTGTGCCATAAATCTCTGCCATCAACTCAATGGCATCAATGGATTTGCGAATCTTGTCCCGCTTGAAATCCTCCATCAACTGGGCTTTTAGGATGCCTAC